CTCTACGACGCCGACCTGATCGACAACGCCGACCAGCTGGGCACCGCCATCAGCCTGCAGGGCACCGTGGTTTCAAGCTGCTCGGCGACCATCAACCGCGCCAAGGATCGTCGCATCCTCGAAGGCTTTTACGGGGCGATCATCAGCGGCAAGGACGGCACCGTGACCACGCCGTTCCCGGCGGGCAACATCATCCCGGTGGGCACCGGCGGCGCCAGCGGCGCGCAGAAGTTCAACGTGGCCAAGGTGCGCGCCGCAACCAAGATGCTGGGGCAGAACTACGTGGACCTGATGGCTGAGCGCTACATGGTGCTGACGGCCGACGACAACGACAGCCTGCTCCAGGAAATTTCGGTCACCAGCAGCGATTTCAAGGAAAGCTACAAGGGCCAGGTCGACGAGGCGGGCCGCGTGGTTCGTCTGCTGGGCTGGAATTTCGTCTACCTCGAACTCGACAACCCGATGCTCGGCACGATCCCTGGCCTTGCAACGGATGGCAGCGGCTATCGCAAGACGCCGTTCTGGCTGAAGACGGGCCTGCGCATGAACTACTGGCAGCGCCTGCGCACCATGCTCGACCGCCTGCCGGGCAAGCTGGGGTCGATCCAGTATTTCGCCGGCATGACCGGCGCGGCCACGCGCACGCAGCCCGGCATGTCGGGCATCATCCTGTCGGCCAAGGGCTAAGCCCGCCCGGCGTCCCGTCCGGGGCGGCGGCGCTGCCCCGGTGACAAGAGGAAATCCAAGACATGGCGATCTACTATGCAGCGCAACAGGTGGGCGTGGCCGATGGCAGTCTCATTCCGGCCGCCAAGGCCGATGGCGGCCAGGTGGGGGCAAACCTCATTACCACGCTCGCAACGAAGGTGGCCGGGCAGGCCTGGGCCGCCGGCGACCAGATCTATCTCGGGCGACTGCGCCCGGGCGAACACCTGCGCCGGATCTGGGGCAATACCGATACCAGCTTCGGTTCGGCGACGATCAGCATCGGCACGCTGGCGGCTCCGACGAAGTACGCCAACGCCCGAACGCTTACGGCGACGAACACGCCGACCGCGCTGGGGCCGCTGGCGAGCGCCGCCGGTGCCGGCCCGCTGTCCGCCGGTGAGGATCTGTACCTCACCCTCGGGGCCGCCGGTGTCGCGGCAGGCGTCAACTTCACGCTCGAGCTCGAAATCGCCTGCGTGAAGTGATGGGCGCGAGGGCCGGCCTTGCGTCGGCCCTCGCCATTCAAGGACAAGAACGATGGCTACGGCGAAACTGACGATCCAGCGCGGCAAGGTCGACCTCAAGGACGTGATCCTGACGGCCGGTAGCGCCGAGGCGCAGAGCGATACCATGTCGCTCAACATCGACACCACGAACCTGTCGAAGGGCGAGGCGATGATGCTGCTCGACGAGCTCAAGCAGAAGATCTTTTCCTCGCCCTGGCCGCTGCTCTGAGGCCCGGCGCGCGTGGCAACCGAAATCGAGGTGGCGAATGCGGCGGCGGTGCACATGGGTGCGCCTGGCCGCCTTACGTCGCTTAACGATGATCGGCCGGTTGCACGTGCGCTGGCCTCGATCTGGACGCTGGCGCGGCGAACGGCCATTCGCGATGGCACGTGGAATTTCGCGCGGCGTCGCGGCCCGCTGGCACAGCTGGCCGACGTGCCGGCGCCGGAGATCTATCCCTACACCGTCGCGTTCCGGGAGCCGGCGGAGTCGGTGCGCCTGCTCGAAATCATGGGCGTTGGCAGGGATGCCTATGCGCTTGAGGGCGGGCGGATCCTGTGCAGTGCCGGCGCGCCGCTCTATGCCCGGTGGCTGGTCGATGTGCCCGAACCGGCCGATTGGGACGACAGTTTCGCCACGGCCTTTGCCCGGTGCCTCGCGTGGCAAGCCGGGCCCAAGGTCTATGGGGGCGATTTCGATGTGACTTCGGCCGAGCGCGCGTACCGCCTGGCGCTGACCCGGGCGAAGGGGACCAGCGCGAAGGAAAACCCGACGATCGGGCAGGACGAAAGCAGCTGGATCACGGCGCGGCTTGGCGGCTCGAATTACACGGCCGAAGCACCTTGGGGGCAGGGCTGATGGCGAGCAAGACGATCCGCCATCTTCTAACCGGCTTCATCGCCGGCGAAATCAGCCCGATGTTGTTCGGCAGGGTCGATACCGACCAGTACGCATTCGGGGTCGAGCGCTGCGAGAATTTTGTGGCGGTGAACGAAGGCCCTCTGGTCAAGCGCCCGGGCTTCGAGATGATCCGCGCTGCCGCGCCCGACAGCACCTGGCTAAGCGCCTTCCGCTTTTCCGTAACGCAGGAATACGGCCTTGAGTGGCGCGATTTCGCCGTGCGGTTCTACACCAATGGCGGCCGGGTCGAGACGTCGGACAACATCCCCTACGAGTGCCCGGTGCCGTTCACGGGCGCCGAGGCGCCAGCGCTTTCGGTGCAGCAGAGCTATGACCGGCTCTACGTCGATCATCGTGCGCACCCGCCCGGGCGGCTGACCCGCACGAGCGCGGTCACCTTCTCCTGGGAAACCAGCGCGCTGGTCAATGGCCCGTTTTCCGATGGCAATGCCGACGAGACGGCGACCGTCACGGTGAGCGGGACCGACAAGGGATCGTCGGTATCGGTTTCGGCCACGGCGCCAATATTCCGCCCCGGCCACGTCGGCGCCCTGTTCCGCATCGAGGCGCGCGATTTCTCGACCACGCCAGCGTGGGAGCCGGGCATGAAAGATATCGCCGTGGGCTACATGGTCCGCAGCGACGGCAAGGTTTACCGCGCGCTGACCTCGGGCAAGACGGGCACGATCACGCCGACGCACGACGACGGCGCCGCTTGGGATGGGTCGCAAAAGAACGACGAGCTCAACAACCACGGCCCATGGGGCGTGCAGTGGCAGTACGTGCACGATCGCTTCGGCATCGGCCGTATCACGGCGGTGGACGGCAGCGGAGCCGGTGCCACCATGACGGTGCTGCGCCAGTTGCCCGCGAGCCTGACGAGTGTGGCCAGCTGGCGCTGGTCGCATGGCCTGTTTTCCGATGATGCGGGATATCCCGCGATCGTGGTGCACTGGCAGGGGCGCCAGGTCCATATCAAGGATTTCGACGTCGTCGGGAGCGTGGCTGGCGATTTCCTGAACTACGCGGCCTATACATCGAGCGGGATACTGGCTGCGGACATGAGCTTTCGCCGCCGGCTCGCGACCGAGGATCCGCCGCTCTGGGCCCTGGCCGATCGCCAGCTGCTGCTGGGCAGCGCGACCAAGGAACTGGCCGTTGGCGCCGTCAATACGCAGGCGGCGGTGAGCGGCGACAACATCAAGTCGGAACCGCAGAGCTTCTACGGTTCGGCCCCGGTCACGCCGGTGCAGCTGGGTAGCGAGGCGATTTTTGTGGAGCGCGGCCGCCGGCGCCTGCGCTCGACCAGCTACGAGTTTTCGTCGGATCGTTATCAGGCCGTGGACCTGACAGCCGCGGCGCGTCACGTCACAGATGGCGGCATCGTCCAGCTGGCGGTGCAGCGCTGGCCCTGGACGATGCTGCACGCCGTTCGGCGTGACGGGCAGATGGTCTGCCACGCGATCAATCGCGGCGACGTGAAGGGCTTTTCCCGAATCGTGCTGGGCGGCGGCGCCAAGGTGCTGTCGGCCGTCTCGATCATGGGGGATGATGGCGAAACCGATGACCTGTGGGTGCTGGTCTCGCGCGAGACGCCCGGCGGGACGCGGCGCGAGATCTGGAAACAGCACGCGTGGCGCGAGCTGGGCGATCCGCAGGCCGATGCGTTCTACGTCGACGGCGGCGTGCAGATTGCGGCCGCTGCCGGACAGGCGCATTTTTCGAACCTGACGCACCTGGCGGGGCAGGCCGTGGCCGTGCTCGCGGATGGCGCGGTCATTCCCGATATGGCCGTTGCCGACGACGGCACGCTGACCCTGCCGGATGCCTATGTGCCGGCGCAGCCCTATACGCTGGCCGTGGGGCTGGCCTACAGCGCGGTTGCGGTGACCTTGCGGCCAGCCCCCCGCAACGCCTCCGGCCTTATCCAGGGCCTGCGTCAGCGCGTCGTGACGGCGATCGTCCGCGTGCTCGATACGCTGGGCATTCGCGGCGGCGGCGCCGGCCCTGACGATGGCGATTACGACCTCATCGATCGCCCCGGCAGTGCCGCGATGAACAAGGCCATTCCGCTCGCCTCGGGCGACCTCAACGTGTCGATCGACATGGACCCGGGTGATCTGGGCCAGCTTCGCTTCACGTCAAGCGATCCGCTGCCAGCGATGGTGGCGATGGTCTCGATGAAGCTCGAAGCGGGGGAGGACTGATGTCGGTGCTGGGCGCCATGCAGATTGCCGGCAACATCCTGCAGGGCGTTTCCGCGTTCCGGGCAGGCATGGCGAACGCCAGTTCGTTGCATGCCGGCGCCGATGCCGCGCTGCGCCAGGGAGCCGCACAGGAAGGCGACGTGAGGGTGCAGGCACGCCGCGCGATCGGCGCGCAGGCGGCGGCGCAGTGGTCGAATGGTTTCCTGGGCGGCACGGGAAGCGCCATCGATGCGCTGCATGAAAGCCAAGTCAATGCCGCGCTGGATGCGCTGCGCATCCGCCAAGCGGCACAGGACCAGGCCAATTCGATGAACTATCAGGCGCGCCGCTCGAAGGAACAGGCGTGGTTCGGGCTTGCGGCGGGGCTGCTTGGCGCCAGCAGTGCCGGCGCGCAGCAGGTAACCGATTGGGCCAATGCGCGTCGCGGTGACATGTACGCCAGCGCGCAGCAGACGATCGCCTCCAACCCGGGTATCTTCTGATGGCGGTCGAGCGGGGATACGAGGCACAGGTCAATCCGCCTTCGGCGCCAGCGCCGGTGCAGGTTTCGCCCGATGCCATGGGCGCCGGGATCGGCCGTGCTTTGGAGCAAATAGGGGCGCAGGCACACCAGAACGAATTGCGCGCCTATGAGATCGACAAGCAGCTGCGCGCGAACCAGGCGCAATCGCAGTGGGCAGTCAATTTCGCGAACAAGACGGCCGATATTTCGGGCCAAATCGCCGACCTCGAAAAGAACCCGGAAGTGGGCGGCGCGGGGCATGTCCAGGCGGTGCAAGGCGTGCTCGACCAGGTCAAGCCGCTGATCGAGAACATCAGCGATCCGGGTACGCGGCGCATCGCCGAAGTTCAGGCCGCCCAACAGCGTGCCCAGATCCTTGGACGCGCGCAAATCTTCGAGGTGGTCCATTCCGCGAAGGCCATAGGCGACAATGTCGCCACGGCGCGCAACACGTTCTTCAACATGCTGGCAAGTGGCGACGGCAGCGATGACGCTTTCGCACAGGCAAATGCTCAAGCCGGAGCGATGTTGGGCGGTTTGCAGATCGGCGGGGAGCAGCGTGCGGCCCTGATGCGTGAGTTCGGTGCGAGCAATGTGATCGGCCAGGCAACCGCCTTGTCGAAAAACAACGTCGCAGCGCTAGGCGAGAAAATCAAAAGCGGCGAGTGGAACGGCTTGCTGACGGCAGAGCAGTGGGTTCAGGTCAACCAGCTTTATACTGTCGGTCTGCACGCGGAACAGCAGAAGGTGCGGCAGGAATCGGCACTTCTCAACGACCAGGCCGCGATGTGGGAAGAGCAATCGCGGCAGGGTATCGCGTTGCCCGAGGTGGATGTGCGGGCGGCCATCTCGCAATTCCAGGCGATGGGCGACAAGTCCAAGGCGCTGAAGCTCGACGGCATGTTGGCCGAGAACCGCTATGCTAAGGTGTGGACGGCCATGACGCCCATACAGCGGCAGCAGAATGTGGCAGCCCTTGCCGGGCTGGCGAAACCTTCGGCCGAACAACAGCGGGAACTGGCGTGGGCGCAGGGCCACATCGGCGCGCTGGACAGCGCGTTTAACGCCGATCCGGTGGCCTATGCCGCGCAGCACCCTGAAGCCGGTGCCGTGCCCCCAGCGGTGGATTTCGCCAATCCCGACAGCCTGAGCCAGCGCGTGCAATGGCGGCGGGCCTATGAGCAGGCATCGGGCCGTGCCATTCCGCTACTGAGCAAGGCCGAGGTGGCGCCCCTGCAGGAGCAGGTGCACCGCGGAACCAACGAGCGCCAGCAGGTGCTGTCATCGCTCGACGGGTTTCCTGATACCGAGCGCGCCATCGCGGCCGAACAGATCATGCCGGGGGATGCGGGGTTTCGGCAAGAGGCGCAGCTGCGTCCGCTGGATCGAGCAACCGTGTTCAACGGCCGAGCGAAGCTCAAGGCCGATCCGCGCTTTCTTGCGCCGGACGTCAAGACAGACACCGGCAAGCGGGCACATGAGCTTCTGGGCATCGGCGGCCGAGAAATGGACATAGCCCTTCGCGGTCTGCCGCCCGCCGATGTCGACGCCATCAAGCAGTCTGCCGGGCAATGGCTTGCCGGCAAGTTCAACGCTCAAGGGCGGGATATCGGCTCGCTGACCCCGGCCGACATTCGCGACGCGGCGCTGGTGGCGTTGGGCGGCCGGATGGAGCGCGGGCGCCAGATCGGCGGCATCGCGCACTGGCACGGCGACCGGGTGTTCGTGCTGCCCGATACCATGAGCGAACTGGATTTCGTCAACGCCGTGGAGCGTGACAGGGTGTTCAAGACGCAACGCGGCGAAGGCCCGACGATGCAGCTGCGCAACGCGCACCCGGTGTTCATCGGCGGGACCAGATATCGCTGGGAAACCTATGACCAGCGCACGGGCCGTGGCCGGATCGTGACGGATGCCAAGGGCCGCGACTATATCAGCGATGTGACCGTGCGATGAGCGTTCTATCGGTCATCCAGCCCAGCCCCGACGAGCCGATGATGCGGCCGCGCGGCGCGGCCAGCGACCTCGACGCGGTGAAATCGACCGGGTGGCTGGACAGCATGACCGCCAGCGCGCGGACCGGTGTGGACGAAGTGCCGTTCGTGCAGACCGAGCGCCTGAGCAAGGCGTACCTGCCGGTCATCGCCGCCATGGCGGACGCCACCGGCAAGGGGCGGTTCTTCGCCTATGTCGATCCGTGGAAGGCGGCCAATCCGCTGACGCGCGACAAGACGGATTACGACGCGCTGTGGGCGGATATCGACCGGCTGCACCGGCAGGGCAAGTTGCCGCCGGGTGTGCCGATCGATCGCGGGGTTTTCGAAGGCGGCACGCTGAACCGGGATGGTGCGCGGCAGCGCGACCAGATCGTGGCGGCACAGGGCAGCACCAGCGCGCGCCTTGTGGGCGGGGTGCTGTCCGGCTTTGCCGATCCATACCAGGTTGGCCTTGGCCTTGCGACAGGCGGGGCGAGCCGGGGCCTGTCGGTCGGCCGGGCGGCCCTGGTCGAGGGTCTGGTCAACATGGGCATGGTCTCTGTCGAGATGCCGGCGATCGTCGCGGCGCGGGCCAGACTGGGGCAAGACAGCAGTGTCGAGGACGTGGCCGGGGAATTGGGCACTGCCTTTGCCTTTGGCGGTGTGATGGGCGCAGGGGCGCATGCGGTGGGGGCCGTGTGGCATGGGGCGAAGGCGGCGGCGGGCGCTGTGGAAACCCGGTCGCCGCGCGAAGTCGCCAAGGCATTTGCCCGTGCCGTTCCCGAGCATCTGCGCACGCCCGACCAGGCAGCGGCCCTTGCGGTGATCGAGCGGGATGCGCAGCTGGGCGAGCATAATCCGTTCGAGCCGGGGACCGCCGGTGAGGACATGCACCACACGCGCGTGGACGCGGCGCAGCGGGCGATCATCGACGAGCGGCCGGCGCCGGCGCGGCCGGCGCGCCCGGCAGCACCAGCGGCGCCGATCGAAACCTATCTGGCTGCGGTGAAGCGCAGCGAAAGCGGCGGCAACCCGAATGCTCGCAACCCGCAGCAGGGGCAGACCGCATCGGGGTTCTACGGGTTTACGGACAGCACCTGGCTTGGAGCGTATCGTGCCGAATTCCCGAACAGCGGCCTCGACAACGCCGGCATTCTTTCGCGCAAGTCGGACCCTGCCCTGCAGGAACGGCTGATGCGGCGCCTGACGGAAGACAATGCCCGCCGCCTCAAGGCGATGGGCGTCGAGGCCGATCCGGCGAACCTTTACATCATGCACCATCTTGGGACCGGCGACGGGCCGAGGGTGTTGCGTGCGGCGCCCGATACGCCGCTGAGCACGCTGCTTTCCGAAAACGTGATTTCGCACAACCGGTACATGCGCGACATGACGGTGGGCGATTTCGTGGCGTGGTCCCGCGAGCGCATGGGGCAGGAGCGCGGCGCGATCGATGCGCCGGTCGCGGGCGCCAGTGACAATGCCATGGCGCTGGAGGCCGAACGGGCGCAGATCGAGGCGGAGCGGGCCGCAGCGGAACGCGGCGCGGCGGCGTCGGCGGCGTCGGCGGCGCCAGGCGACCCGACGCCGGCGATCGATGCGATGGCGGCGCCCGAACCGGCGCGCGTGGACCCCGGCATGGTCGACCGCGAGCGCCTCGCCTCGCTGACCGACGATGTGCCGATGCTGCGCCGGGACCTGTTTCCCGACGATACGACGTGGCGGATCGAGCAAGCGAAGGTCGAGGCCGAAACGCTGGGCGGAGAACCGCGGATGACCCGCCAGTCGGTGTGGGACGACGCGGTGAGCGAGTTGCGTGCCGTGCAGGGCGGCGAAGTCTATGGCGCGCTGTACCATCCCGAAACCGGGCCGATCGATGTCAAATGGGGCCATGAGGGCACCGGCAAGAGCGACGGCATGGGGCTGGCGAAGATCGTGCGGTTCCACCCGGAGGTGCTAAGCAATCTGCCCGACGAACTGGCGAGCATGACGGTCAAGAGCCGCAGCGCCAACAGGATCAGGCTGGAAAGCCCGTCGCATCAAGTGTCGGTGCGCCTCGACTGGGACGGCAATGCCCAACGCTGGTTGATGACGGCCTATGAGCGGAAGGGGAGGAAGGCCCCGCCGGTAGCGGTCGACGAACGTGCTACCGGTGCAGCGCGGGACGGCTCCCCCAGCGCCAGGGCTGACAGGGATATAAGCCCGGCCAGTGAACAAGGCAATGGGCCGTCAGGCATCGAACCTGCCGCAGACGCGCTGGCGGCCCGCTTTGCGGATCCGGCCTCGGCCGAAGCCAAGGCGCAGGCCGACAGCTTTACCCACGATGTCGCAGCGGCGGAGCAGGCCGGTGCGTTCGCCGACGCGTCGTTCGCGACGGACAATGGGGAAGTGCTGACGCCGGCGCAGGCGCTGGCCCGCCTGGACGATGACGACGCGGCGCTGGCTGCGCTGAGGGGGTGCCTGTGACGTTCCTGGTGTGCCTGGCGCAGTTGCGCAAAGACGGGAAGATCGATCGCGAGCGGCATGACCGCTTCGCCCGCGAGTACCAGCGCCTGCACCAGTCCTATGCAAAGCAGGTGGGCGACATTGCTGCGGAGGATCTGGCGAGCCGAGACGCGATGGATGCGCTGGAGTACCAGGCGCTGACCGATCGCCGGCAGAAAATGATGCAGATCCGCACCCAGCAGGCGCTGCTGACAAAGGTGCAGGGCCTGGTCGAAGCGGGAAAGCCAATCAAGCACATCGTCTCGGCCTTGATGGATCATCACGAGAACGTGCCGGGCCTGCAGTCTGTCGACAACACGCGCGGCGCCATCCGGCAACTGGCGTGGTCGCGCATGGGCGAGTTCCTGCAGCGGCACGGGCGCGACATTCTTGGCCGTGCCCGCGACCAGGCGGAACTCGACGACGTGGTGCGCGCGTTGCGCGGCGAGGCCGTCGAAAGCGAGAGCGCGCGCGAAATGGCCGCGGCGATCAGCGATACGATGGAATGGCTGCGCCAGCAGTTCAATGCCGCCGGCGGCGCGATACCCAAGCTGGAGAATTGGGCTCTGCCGCAAAGCCACGATGCGATGGCGATCGCCAAGGCCGGCTATGCCGAGTGGCGCGATTTCATCCTGCCGATGCTGGACTGGACGCAGATGCGCGACAGCGCGACCGGCAAAGCGTTTACCAGTGTCGATGCGCTCGAGCCGGCGCTCGAGCAGGCGTGGCGCAACATCTCGAGCAACGGCCTGGACAATGCCGTGCCGGGGGCATTCTCCGGCAAGGGGAAGATGGCCAACCGGCATACCGATCATCGGTTTTTCGTGTTCAAGTCGGCCGACGACTGGATGGCCTATAACGACCGGTTCGGCGTGGGCCACGTGTTCGACGCGGTGGCGGGGCATATCGAGAGCATGAGCCGCGACATTGCGGCCATGCGCGTGCTGGGGCCAAGCCCCGATGCCACCGTGCGGTGGCTGGGCGATGCGCTGCGCCAGCACAGCATGCCGACGATCGAGGCCGGCAAGTCGATCGCTTTGCAAAAGGACGCCGGGCGCGCCGCCAAGATACTGACCGACCAGTGGGATTACTACTCCGGCGAACTGACGCGCGTGGCACCGGAGAACCGGACGACGGCGCGGTTTTTCAGCGGCGTTCGCAACTGGAACGTGATGAGCAAGATGGGCAATGCCGGCATCGCAGCGGTGATGACCGATCCGATGTTCATGGGCCTGACTGCCAAGTTCAACGGCCTGCCCGTGATGGAGCAGATCGGCACATACCTGCGTTCGTTCAACCCTGTGGATTCCAGCCACCGGGAAGCGGCGATGCACGCCGGACTGGTCTTTGCCGAGATGACCGGGCGGGCCGAGCAGATGTGGCGCGACGGCCAGTTCAACATGCACGAATTTACCCGGCGCGGCGCCAATGCGCTGATGGATACGACATTGCTGACTCCGCATACCATGGCCGCGAAGTTGTCGGTTGGCCTGAGCTTCATGAAGGACTGGGCCGAGCACGCGGATACCGCATTCCACGATCTTGGCGGTGCCAATCAGATGGCGCTGGAACGATACGGGATCGATTCGCGCGACTGGGATGCACTGCGCGCGGTTGGCGCGGTCGAGCAGGGCGGATTGCGCTTGCTGCGGCCCGCCGACCTTGCACGGACAGGGGATGCCGCCGCGCTGGAAAGCGCGGTCAAGTTCATGAGCCTGATCGACAGCGAGACGAAATTCGCCGTGCCAGGCGAGAGCCTGCGGGCACAGGCATGGGTTGCGACGGGCGGGCACTCGACGCGGGTGGAGCGGGGCACGATCGGCGGTGAACTGATCCACTCGGCAACCCAGTTCAAGACCTATTCCGTGATCTGGATGATGACCCAGCTGGAGCGGGCGGTGTACGGGCGCGGCGGGATGAGCAAGATTGGTTATGCCGTATCCCTGCCGATTTTCCTGACACTGGGCGGGTATGTCGCCGATACCCTGATCGACCTGGCCAAGGGTGAGAAACCGTCGATGGAACTGACCAAGCTGAGGCTTGGGCGGGCAATCGTGCGCGGTGGCGGGTTGGGCATCATGGGTGACATTGCCGGGCAGGCTGCGGCCAGCGATGGACCGCGCAGTGCCGGTGTCGTCGCCGGCATGGTCACCGGCCCGACCGTCGGTTCGATTATCGACCCGGTGACCGCGATCGTCGGCGGCAACATAGGCGACGCCGTGGAGGGCAACGAAACGCACGTCGGCAGCGAAGTGGTGCGCCAGCTGCGCCAGACCGTTCCTGGCAGCAACGCATGGTATGCGCGCGTCGCGATGAACCGCCTGGTCCTGGACCGGCTGCAGATGCTTGCCGATCCGAATTACGCGCAGAGCTGGGCACGCATGGAGCGCGCGGCGCAGGCGCGTGGCTCGACCTATTGGTGGGCGCCTGGCCAGCCCACTCCTGATTTCGCCACTTCGAGACCTGGGGGGAACGCCCAATGACCACTGCCGCTGCCACGCCGCGCGTCGATTACCTCGAGGACGGCGTCACTCTCAATTTCCCGGCGCCGTGGCGATATCTGTCGCCGGGTGATCTGACGATCACGCGGTTGCGGACCGGCGCTGCGCCGGCCGCGCTGGTCCTGGGGACCGATTTCAACGCGACGCCGGCGAATGGCGATGCGGGTGGCACCATTACGCTGACGGCGTCGGTGGCGGGCGCCAAGCTCAAGGTGCGCCGGAAGACCGGGCGGGCCCAAGGCACCGAATACCTGGCCAACGACAGCTTTCCGGCCAAGACGCACGAGGCGGCGCTCGACCGCCTGACGCTCGTGGTCCAGGAGCAGGACGCGACGGTTGCGGATCTGACCGCTCGCTCGCTGCTGGTGCCCGATGGCGAGGCCATGCCGGTGCTGCCGGCGGCCGCGGATCGTATCAGCCAGTTCCTTGGCTTCGACGCGCAGGGCAATGCTACCCTGCTGCCCGGCACAACGCAGGCGCCGGCCAGTGCGAAGCTGGTGGCCACGTCGGGCGGCGACAGCGCCGATGCCGCGATCGAGGCGCAGCGCTTTGCCAGCGTGGCGGCGATGCTGTCTTCGACGATCGCGCGGCGCAGCGCCGGGCGCCCGTGGCGAGCCGGCGGCTTCGACTATGTCGAGGCGCCGGCGGGTGTGCTCGACTATCACGTGGTGACGCTGGGTGGGGTGCTGCTTTATGCCCTGCCGGTCAATGGCGCCGTGCCGGGCGAAGCCTTTGGCGCGATCGGCGACGGGGTGACGGATTGCGGGCCGATGCTTACGCGCGCGGCGCAGCTGGCCAAGCGCGTGCGCCTGGGCGTCGGGCAGTTCTACATCGGCGCGGCCAGCCTGCCGGCGACGACGGACAGCGCGTTCATCGGCGAAGGCGAGGCGACGCAGATCCTGTGGAGCGGCACGGCGGCGATCCGGTGCCGCGCGGCCGAAGGCACGACGGGCGCGGCGATGTTCTCGACCTTCGCCTATCGCCTGGTGGTGCGCGGCATCAACTTTCAGCGCACGTCGTTCAGCACGACGGCGAGCGCGATCTACATGTCGAACGTGCGCGGCCTGTGGGTCGAGGATTGCTTCTACCGCAATTCGCGCCTGCTGATGGTGATGCACGAGGCATCGGACAGCGGGGTATACAATACGGCAACCGGGTCCACCACGGTCGATCCGGCCGTCGTCGCGGGCTTTTCGGCCACCGACCTGACGGATCTGAACGAGGGTATCTATGCGCGGCGCAACGTCAGCCGCAACAGCCAGTACGGGTGCCAGGGCATTCGCATCAACTGGGCGCGATATGGCGAAATCAGCGGCAACGACTTGCCGTTCGGCAATATCTCGTGGTGGGGTGGCGGTGCGAAGCCGGCGGAGGGCGGCCAGGCGGGCATGCTGCGGCGCTTTGCGCACTTCCGCATCTTCGGAAACTACTGCAGCTACAACAATGGCGGGGTCTACGGGAACAACGGGCTGGCGGTGACCGTCACCGGCAACACGCTGGAATATTCGACCGATACGGCGCTGGACTTCGAGGGCTGCGTCGATTGTGTCGCGACCGGCAACACCGTCCGGCACTTCGGCAATTATGGGTGCAGCACGTTCTATCTCGCGCAGAACGTCCAGTTTCGCGCGAACACGATCGAGGTGACCAAGGCCGGCGCGAGCCTGTCGGCTATGCTGGGCGTAACCAGCTTCATGAGCGCGATCGCGGTGACCGGCTTTACCGACAACGGCGACGGCACGACGAACGTGACGCTGGCAAGCGCACCGCAGATCGTCTCGGGACAGACGGTGCTGCTGCAGTTCAATCCGGGCGGCGCGCGGTCGGCCGTGGTCGTCACGCGCGTGAGCGGCACGGTGTGGAAGATCCCGGTGGCATTCAGCGCCAGCTGGGCGATCGGCGGTTTCTTCAGTTCGCAGCGCGGTTCCGGCTACTTCGTCGCGACTGCCGGTCTTGGCGTCTCGTCCACCGGTGTCGTCCAGGGCGAAGTGACGTTCTCGAACAACAAGGTTCTCGCCAATGATGGGATCATGGGGCGTTCGTCGGATACCCAAATCGAAAGCCTGGTCATCCGCGACAATGACCTGACCAACTGCACGATCAATGCGCCTTACGGCACCGGTTGCAACAAGGTGGTCGAGGGCAACACGCTCAAATACAAGGCGGCGGCGGTTCCAGAACAGGACAGCTATGCCTTCATCGACGTGCAGGGCTATTCGGCACTAGCGCTGGTGCGGGGCAACACGATCGACGTGCAGGCCGCCGGCACGTGGATCCCGGCCGGCAGTTACGCGATCAACGTGGTGACCAACCGCCTCGCCTCGGGTCAGATCGTCGCCCGGGTCGAGGGCAACGTGATGACCAAATACACGTCTGCGGTTGTCGCGGACGGGATCTATCACTCGTCGGCCAATACTGTGGCTGCAGCAGCTGTCTCGCGCATCACAGACAATCATGTGCCCTCAATCACCGATGCAACCGAAGCCGGCCGCTGCCGCGTCACCTATTCGGGCAATACGGCGCTGCAGACCGGCAACGCGCTCGACCAGCTGGCGATCGCCCCGGGTACCGGCAGCACGGTGACGATGCTCGGCAACAGCCGCGCGGTCTATCTGACGCATGGCGCGACGATCGCCGCGCTGACGATCGCGCTGCCGGTCGATCCGGCCGATGGCGCAACTTATGCCATCACCGCAAAATCGGCGGTCACCGCGCTGACGGTGAGCGCGACGCCGGCGATGATCGGGGCCGTGCCGGCCGCGCTGACGGCGGGGCAGACGGTGCGCTGCAGCTTCTCGAAATCGATGAATAGCTGGATCTGGGGGTAAGCCATGATTTTCACGTGCGAATGCGGGCATGTTTCGGTCGAGCACGGCGAAGCGCCGCCGCCCGACTGCGTGGGCTGTCTCGCCTGTCAGACCTCGCTGAACTCCCATGTCCAGGAAATCGAGCCGGCCCCGCCGGTGCGCGTGTGGCGGCCGCTGGCACCCCATACGCCCCGCCCGGTGAGCGACGAGGAAGGCGCACCGCGTGCGTGCAACGATTGCGGCCAGGTGGTCGCGTGAGGGGGGAAGTGACGATGCGGAAAATTCTGGCTCTGGCGGTGCTTGCCGCGCTGTGCTGGTCGACGACGGCGGATGCGGCGCCGCCGCAATATCAGACCAACATTCCCGGCGTGATCGCGCCCGGCGAAGTGGTGATGGTGTGCGATGCCAATTCGCAGAACTGTCAGCCGGCAAGCGCGGCCGCGCCGCTGCCGGTGCTGTCGGCCGGCGGTGTGCCGAGTGGGTCCGCCGATAGCGGCAATCCGGTCAAGGTCGGCGGGGTTTATAACACCACATCGCCTACGCTCGCGGACGGCCAACGCGGCAACTTACAGTTGAGCGCAAGCGGGTCCCTGCTGAGCACTTTGAGCAATACTGTCGGCATCCCGATCAACACAACGTCGAACGGCGGCGACAATTCGACGAATAATGTGACCGCCCTCGGCGTTCGCGGTTTCGGGCTCTTTTACAACGGCACCACGTGGGACCGCGTGCGCGGGGACGCGACGGGCGGTGCGTGGGTGCAGGGCGGCGTCGCCAGCGGCGCGGCAGACGCAGGAAACCCGGTCAAGGTCGGCGGGGTATATACGCTCGGAGGCGTCACCCTGACGGACGGGCAGCGAGGCAACTTGCAGCTCTCTCCGAACGGATCGCTAGTTGTTGCCGTTGGCCGTGGATTTACCGGGGCAGATGGCTTTTCCAACGGTTCGCTCGCCAACGTGTCGCAGAGCGGTTCAACGGGCTCTACCTTGCTGGCGGGAGCCGGCTTCCTTTTCAACGGCGCCAGTTGGGACCGTTCGCGCGGAGATGCGACCGGGGGCATCTGGACGCAGGGGGCCATCGCGAGTGGTGCAACCGATACTGGCAATCCGGTCAAGGTCGGCGGAAGGTACAACGCTGCGCTGCCTACCCTCGCGGATGGTCAACGGGGGGATCTGCAGCTGACGTCGGCGGGGACGGTGCTGGTCACACTCGCCACAAGTTCCGGTGGCACCGGTCTTACCGACAATGGCGCCGCAGACGGTAAAAACGGTACGCTGCAAGGGCTGATCGCCAACGCTCGCAACTTCCTGTGGAATGGTGCGACCTGGGACCGCACCAAGAAGCCCAACGCCGTAGCGCGGCTTGTGTCAGCCGCTGCCAGCACCAACGCTACGCTTGTCAAGGCGTCGGCCGGCGACGTGTTCCATATCACGTCGCAGAGCGTCGTAGCGACGGCGCGGTGGCTCAAGCTCTACAACAAGGGGGCAGCGCCGACGGTCGGCACCGACGTCCCGGTGATGACCTTCTACCTGCCGGCCAACGCGCAATTCGACGTGGCATTCGACACGCCGGTCTATTTCTCGGCGGGCATCGCCTTCGCGATCACGGCCGCCGGCGCCGACGCTGACGCCACGGCGATCGCGGCCGGCGATATCGTCGGGCTGAACGTGGTCTACCAGTGACCAGCCCGAACCATGCCGATCTGAATCGCGCTCTCGGCCGCGTCGAAGGGGAAATGGCGGGCGTGAAAGAGGGCATGGAGCGGATCGAGGGGCTTTTGCGCAGCCTCGACCAGCGGATGGGCGTGCTCGAGGACGAGAAGAACCAGCGGAAAGGCGCCCTGGCGGCGCTGATGGTCTTCTCCGGCTTCGTGGGCGGCCTCATCGCCAAATTCGGCGGATTTATCTTCGGGGGGCACTGACATGGCAAAACTGCCAACCAACTACGCGTGGCTGGAACGGATGACCGGCCGGCCGCGCATGATCGACGAAGCGTTGAAGCTGTACGGGACACGGGAATTCGCCGGGCCGGCGAATAATCCGGTCATCATGTCGTGGGCGGCGGAGCTCGGCGGCGACGTCGCACGTGATTATCGAGCCGACAGCATCCCGTGGTGCGGGCTGGGCATGGCGATCTGTGCCAAGCGTGCGGGCAAGGATCTGCCCGCATCGCCTCTCTGGGCGCTGTCCTGGGCGAAATGGGGCGTGGCGGTACCTGCGCCCATGCTGGGCGACGTGGTGACGTTCAGGCGCGACGGTGGCGGCCATGTGGGCCTCTACGTCGCCGAGGATTCGACGGCGCTGCACGTCCTGGGGTTCAACCAAGGCGATCAGGTCTCGATCGTCAGGATGGCCCGCACGCGGCTCTATGCCGCACGGCGGCCGGTCTACCAGTCGCAGCCCAAGACGGTGCTGCCCTATCGCCTGGCCGCAGCCGGCCAGTTTTCAACGAACGAGGCATGACGATGGCAGATCCAATCGAAGTTCCGCGCTCGCCCTGGCGCGAGCAGTTCTGGACGGCCGTTCGCCAGATCGTGCCGCCGGTTGTGGCGTTCGCGGTCGGCCGAGGGTGGCTGGCCAACGACACGGCCGCAATGCTGGCGGCCGTGGCGGCCGGGCTGTGGCCGATCGTCTATGGCCAGCAGCGCACGTACAAGCGGAGCCAGCAACTGGCGGCCGTGGCCGACAAGGTGCCGGACGACGTGGCGGTGCTCAAGTGATCGGGTGGCTGAGGGGGGCTGGCGAGGGCACCCTCGCGTTTCTCTGGGATCACCGTGCGGCGGTGTGCATCGCCGTGCTTGCATGGGCGGCATGGCATTTTGCGGGCCTCGCCTCAGAACGCGCAGACGCGCTCGATCGCCAGGCCGCGGGCTTTGCCGCTGCCCAAGACGCTGCCACGCAACAAGAACGAGACCGCATCGCAGGCCGAGAGGCGCAATGGCGCATGAACGCGCAGGTGGAGCAAACGAAACATGAAGCGGAACTGGATAAGATACGTCGCGCCGCTGATGCTTATATCGCCGCTCATAGCGTGCGGCCCGAAGGTGATCGAGGCGCGGCCGGGCAAGTCGCTGCCACCAGCACGAATGACGGTGCCGCCCTTCCTCAA